ACCAATCTTATGTTTGGTTACACCCTGACAACTTCTAGGGAACGCTACATCCTCGAATGGCATTGTGTCAAACTCTTTCTTGAAGTCCTCGACAAAGATGGCAAACTCATCCTTAGTGCCATTCATAATAATGTCGAGCGACTTCTTAATTGCTTCCTTGATCTTGGCAGGAGTCGATGACTTAACAGCCTCGATGCCTTTCATCTTTAGCTTTGGCTTCTCATACTGAACACCTTCTTCGTTAAAGACATTAAGGATGTATCTCTTCTTAGCAACCCAAATACCCTTATCAGCAATCGACTCTCGCTTCATCTGCATACGCTGACTATAGATCAACATATGGTTTGCTAGGTCATCGTAACTCTTTTCGATGAATGGCTGGAAGACTTCATCACATGCCTTATCAAGCATACGGATGACTTTATCTCTCTCTGGTACCTTGCCACTGTATACCTTCTCTACAAACTTATCGAGAGTAATATATAACGAGTCAGTATCAACAGCAATAACATAATCGATATTATCAGTCTTGAGAGTCTTATTCAAGTACTCATTCATCTTTGCTTGCATCCAACGAATCGATACCTGGCCTGATAGTGTGATCGCTTCAGCAAGATCTGTATCAAAGAATCGGAAGTAGATATTAGACAAAGCACCATAACAGCTATTCAGCTGAATCTTCTTCGCCATCTGCATGTTGTTATACTGGACGTACTTCTTTTCGTCCTCAGGATCTTTCGACAGCTCATACTTCTGCTTTGCTTCAAGCATCAGCTTCTTATACTTCTTTCTATCAGCGAAGACCTTTTCCATTAGTGCTGGTAGGAAGCCGAGCTTATCCTTTCTATACATTGTGCCATTAGCACAGAGTGTATAGTTGAGACTCTTCGCATCATCCTTGGCCATCTGGAATGAACCAGTATTGTCCAAACAATCTTCTGGCGTAAGATCAACCTTGTTCATCTTTGTATCAGGCGAGATGTTATATTGCATGATCAGAGATGGATATAGAGATGTCAAGTCAAACGAGACAACGTACTTATACATCCCAGGCTTAGGATCTTTTACATAAGCACCTTTAATAGGTTGATCCTTTTCCTCTCTAACGAGTTTAAGTTCTTCTTCGTTCTTTGAAAGAGGAACAACAATATAGTTATCGATTAGATAGTTGTGGATAATCATATCCCACATACGCACTGTACGAAGAGTATCGATATAATCAACCTTTGCATCATACGCGATAGCAAGAACCTGATCGATAAGCTTCATCTTATCATCAAGCTGGCTTACAAGAGTAACGTCGTGGATATTATACTCAATGAACTTTTGGAAGTCGTGCTTATAAAGATCGAACAAGCTTTCGTATTCAGAGTAGTCGATCTTCTTCTCACCAAGCTCAAGGTGAGCGATATGGTTAAGAGAATAGCTTTCTGTATCAGAGTATGTAAACTTTCTATACAATTGCAAATAGTCAAGTACCGAGATTCCTCTCAATGTCTTGGCTTTGAGAGTCTTACCAGAGCCTCTCATAATAATTTCTTTATCGTCGACGATCTTCCAAGGCGAGAGCTTTCTTGACATCTTACCTTCGTCATTGAAGACTCTATCAATTCTGTTGACAAGATATGGAATATCGAACCCCTCTACGTTCCATCCAGTTACAATGTCTGGATCGACAAGAGGAGAATCCCAGAGTGTCAAGAACTTCATAATCAAGTCACGTTCGTTCTTACACTTTGCATACATGATGTTGTCGGCAGAAGGAGTATAGTCACCACAACCAAATGTGTAGTACCTATCCTTAACTTTGATAGTGATAGCAGTCAGTGCCTTATCAGCTTCATCGATGTTAGGGAATCCTTCGTCAGCCGCGACCTCGATATCGAGGTGAACGATGTTCATCAAAGATGCATCGTACTGAATCTCACCAGGATAATATTCGTGGATGAATGGATAGATGAGAGAACTCTTCGATGTCATTCCGTAGAGTTTCATTCCTTCTACCCCCTCATACAACTTCATGTAATCCATCATCTCGTTGATAGATTCGAAGTCTTTCCTATCAGCTGGATATCCATCGATAGTTTTATAGGGAGCATTAGGATTGCTTGATCTCTGGAAACAGAAAGGTTGATATGGGATATCAGTATGGACTCTACGACCATCCTCATAACCACGAAGGAGAATCTTATTCCCTCGGATGCTTACATTTGTATAGAACTTGCTCATTCAGTGACTACTTTACGCCATTTCCCATTAACTTTCAAGTACAATTCTCCATCAGGACCTGGCTTCATACCAACAGAAACTTGCTTCTGTGTTCCTGGAACATATTGTGGTGCATGGTCAAAGTAAAGTCTATTACTTGTTGTAGTAGTACCAAGTCCAAGTGGACCATCTGAACTCAGACGAAGTTTTTCGCCATACGTATGTTGAATGGTGAGGTTAGAACCCTCGTCCATTTGATCCAAATGTTCTGGTTTGTCTTTAGGAAGGGTAGCTGCTACAGCTGCTGCTCCACCAGCCGCGACACCACCAGCAAGACCAAGATACTTAAAGAAGTTACGCCTTGTTGCTATAGGTAATTCAGAATTGTCCATAATAAAATCCTCCTAAAGGCTTTAGTATACCTCGGAGGCGAAGAAGAGTCAACTAGTTACACAGTTAACAAATTGTTCGGCAGATTTTTTCCAGGAGATATGTTCTATAGATTTTGCTACTTGTACTCTATCAAGTAATAAACATTGACCAACTGCCATTTCTAGATCTTGATTTACATAACCATTAACATTGTTGATGATTTGGTCAATGGGACCAGTCACCGGATAGGCAGCCACAGGAGTTCCACATGCCATCGATTCAAGTATAGTAATTCCATATGTGTCAACCCTACTTGGAAACACACATACATCGGCCGATTGATAAAACTTAGCTAAGTCTTTACCAAACTGATACCCTTTAAATTTAACATCTGGGTACTTTCTTTCAAGTTCCTTTCTTGCTGGACCATCACCAACAATGGTTTTGAAAACCTTTGCCCCAAATTCAGTCCAACCATCTAGCTGTAACTTACAAAATGCCTCTATATTCTTTTCGTGACTGACTCTACCAACATACAACAAATGAATATCATGCTTGTGGCCAATATCTTTGAAAGTGAAATGGCTGGCGTATCCCTTACCAACAACTACAGTGTTCCAATTTTTATGTGTGGCGGCATCCGACACAGACGAGCACATAACAGCTTTTGATTTTCTATGGAACCAGTTGAAGTACCATGATGTAAATCGTATAGGAATTCCAAACATCAACTTTAAGAATTCTGGAAACTTTGTATGGTAAGCTGTTGTATATGGTAATTTCATTTCATTAAGGACGCGTCTTGCCTTATACCCAAGAACACCTTCTGTGGCTATGTGATAGCAAACTTTATAACCTTGTTGTTTATAGTATAATGTTCTACGACTGATAAGTCCGTACATCATATTGAAAGAGCATAGGGGAATATTGATACCCTTGTATATTGTAAATGGTAAGTAGTCATACATTGCTGGATGTATAACATCGACACTTACACCCTCGGGTAGATGTTTGATAATGTTACTATATGTGGTAACAACACCATTGACCTGAGGTTCCCAGGCATCAGTGATTAAGATTATTTTTGTTCTAACCACGTTACAATCTCCCATGTACCATTGTGGTTCTCAACTAATGCTGTGCAACTTTCAACCCAATCACCATCATTCATATAGTCAATATTGTTTATAATTTTGATCTCAGCTCTATGAACATGACCACAAATTACACCATCTGCTTTCTGCTTTTTGCAGTAGTCTGTAATTAGCTCTTCAAAATTATTAACATATGAGACAGCTTCTTTGGTTTTATTCTTCAGGTATTGACTTAGACTCCAATGAGGAAGATTGAAGTGACTTCGTACCTTACTAACAACAACATTGATACTAAGAAGAATGTTGTATAGCATATCCCCAAGATGATATAACCATTGGAGCTTGGTTCTGAGAACGCCATCAAACATATCACCATGAATAATCATGTATGTCTTACCATTAATGGCTTGGTATCTACAATGATTTACAAGATCAATGTTACCGAAATGAATATCATACGGTAGAAGGCTTCGCAAGACTTCGTCGTGGTTACCGACAATATACGTTACCTTAGTGTTGCGCTTAGCAGCTGTAAGTATTCTTCTGATTACGTTGGTATGGGATTGGGGCCAATAGAATTTTCTTTTTAGTCTCCAACCATCTACGATATCGCCAACAAGATATAGCTGCTCACTTGTATTATGTTTGAGAAAATCACAAAGCAAATCTGCTTTACATCCTTTAGAACCTAAATGTACATCAGATATAAAGATTGATTTGTAATTCATATAATCTCCTATGTCTGTGTCTATTTAACATAAGAGTACTATCAATTAATAAAAATTTAATATAAGAAAAGGGAGCAGTGACGCCCCCTTTCCGTTAGTTACTTGTCTTCTTCGACAAGTAGTT